GGATTTCAGATGCATTTCAGATCGACTTCCGGATGACCTCCGGATGACTTCCGGATAAACCTCCGGATGCCCCATAATCGCACCACCCCCCCCTATCCCCCATCACGTTAAACCGTGCCCGCCAAAAAAAATTTAGAAGTTCCGCTGGAGCAAAACCCGTTTGTCGAGTTCGTCAAACGGTATCGCAAGAACCCGGTTCTGTTTGTCAGGGAAGTGCTGAACACTGCGCCTGACCCGTGGCAGGTGGAGTTTCTGAACCACATCGCGGCTGGCAATAGGAGGATCAGCGTGCGTAGCGGCCACGGTGTTGGCAAGTCAACGGCTGCCGCGTGGGCGATGCTGTGGTATCTGTTCCTGCGGTTCCCGGTGAAGATTGTCGTTACGGCACCGACGAGCAGCCAGCTTTACGATGCCTTGTTTGCGGAGGTCAAGAGGTGGGTGAAGGTATTGCCGCAGGCGTTGCAGGATCAGTTGGAGGTCAAGCAGGACCGGATTGAACTGAAGGATGCGAACAATGAGGGTTTTATATCGGCCAGGACAAGCAGAGCAGAGCAACCCGAGGCGCTCCAGGGTGTTCACAGTGACAACGTGATGCTGGTGGCTGACGAGGCCAGCGGTATCCCTGAGCAGGTGTTTGAGGCTGCGGCTGGCTCGATGTCGGGTCACAGCGCTGTGACGTTGCTGCTGGGAAATCCTGTGAGGTCTAGCGGGTTCTTCTTTGACACGCACCACAGACTCTCAAGTGACTGGGTGACGATGAAGGTGAGCTGCGAGGACTCGCCGCGGGTGAGCGCTGCCTACATTGATGAGATGAAGGCGCGTTACGGGGAGGAGAGCAATGCGTACAGGATCAGGGTGCTAGGGGAATTCCCGAGGAGCGATGATGACACGGTGATCCCGATGGAGTTGCTCGAGATGGCGATGGCGCGAGATGTTGCACCGAGCGCGCACGCGCCCATCGTGTGGGGGCTGGATGTGGCGCGGTTTGGGAGTGACAGGAGCGCGTTGTGCAAGAGGCAGGGTAATGCGGTTCTGGAGCCGATCAAGACTTGGAAGAATCTGGATTTGATGCAGTTGACGGGTGCCGTGGTGGCTGAGTATGAGGTTCTGATGCCGAGCCAGCGTCCTAGAGAGATCCTGGTGGACTCAATTGGGTTGGGTGCTGGCGTGGTGGATCGGTTGAGGGAATTAAGTTTGCCTGCTCGCGGGATCAATGTCGCGGAGTCCCCTGCGATGGGCACGACTTACAGGAACCTGAAGGCTGAACTCTGGCACAAGGCCAAAGCGTGGCTTGAGGCGCGGGACTGCTGGATGCCCAAGGATGAGTTATTGGTGGCCGAGTTGGCGACTGTGAGGTACTCATTTACCAGCAGCGGCAAGATTCAGATTGAGGGCAAGGACGAGATCAGGAAGCGCGGCCTGGCATCGCCTGATCGCGCTGATGCGTTTTGCTTGACGTTTGCGGGTGACGCGGTGATTGGGGCATATGGCTCAAGCGCGAGCAGCAAGTGGAGTCAACCTTTACGGCGAAATATTCCGCGTGTAGCATGACCACAAATTAAGGAGTAACCCTATGAAGATGACCAAGGCCGAGAAGAAGGTTGGGAAAGTGATGTCGGAATATGGCAAGGGTAAGCTGCACAGCGGGTCCAAGAAGGGGCCGGTTGTGAAGAACCCGAAGCAGGCCATTGCCATTGCGTTATCCGAGGCCGGCAAGAGCAAACCAGCAAAGAGAGGCAAATGATGGCTGAGATGGAAAAAGAGGGCGAGGAGATGTCCTGCCCGATGGCGACGCAGGATATTACGCTGAACTTAAAGAATCGCGGCAAGGCGATTGATGCGGCCAATTACGGCCCAGAGAATCCGAATTTGCCGAACACGGGTTACTGGCGCGAGATGGCGAGCCAGTGGGATGTGACGCCGAAAGAGGCGAAGATGTCGCGTTGCGGCAACTGCGCGGCGTTTAATCGTGAACCGATGATGATCCAGTGCATCGCCAAGGGTTTAGGCCCGGAGGGCGATCCTTGGGCGACGATTGAGGCTGGCGATCTGGGGTACTGCGAGATCTTTGACTTCAAGTGCGCCGCCTCGCGTACCTGCTCGGCGTGGATCGCCAAGGAGGAGGGCGATAGCGAAGACGAGAGCGAAGGCGAAGAGGAAGAGTACAAGGGCCAGGCTAACGCTCAGATGGAGGGTGAGGAATATGAAGACTAAGGCCAAGTCTTCTGTGAATGCGGCTGGCAACTACACGAAGCCCGGTATGCGCAAGGCGCTGTTTGAGTCGATCAAGGGTCGCGCTGTGCAGGGCACGGCTGCTGGGCAGTGGAGCGCGAGGAAGGCGCAATTGCTTGCCAAGGAGTACAAGTCCAAGGGTGGAGGTTACAAATGAAGGCGCCGCAAAAGAGTCTGAAGGATTGGGGCGCACAGAAGTGGCGCACCAAGTCTGGCAAGCCCTCGAGCCAGACGGGTGAGAGGTATTTGCCTGAGAAGGCGATCAAGGCTTTGACGCCTGCCGAGTATGCGGCCACGACCCGCGCAAAGCGGGAGGCCACGAAGGCGGGTAAGCAATTTTCCAAGCAGCCCAAGAAGGTTGCGTCCAAGGTTGCGGGGTACAGATGAAAACACCAGCTTGGCAGCGTAAAGAGGGACAGAACCCAAAGGGTGGTTTGAATGCTGCTGGGCGTGCCAGCCTGAAGGCGGCTGGACAGAACATCAAGCCTCCGGTTAAGTCTGGCGATAACCCGCGTCGGGCGTCTTTCTTGGCTCGAATGGGAAATATGCCTGGACCTGAATATAAGAATGGCGAGCCTACGCGCCTTTTGTTGTCGCTCAAAACCTGGGGCGCGTCATCGAAGGCAGATGCGCGTGCAAAATCTAAAGCAATTTCCGCGAGGAACAAGAAATGAACATGACCGATCTTTCCCTCAATGTTGACGTTGCGGCGCCCGAGCCGATGGACGATGCCGAGCTAGAGGCCATTGTCAATGGTGAGTTGCAGGACGCGGTGTCCTACATTGACTCGGACATCTCGCCTATACGCGCCAAGGGCACTGAGTACTATCGCGGCGATCCGTTTGGCAATGAGGAGGATGGCCGCTCGCAGGTGGTGGCGATGGAGGTGCGCGACACGGTGTCGGCGATGATGCCATCGCTGATGAAGGTGTTCTTTTCCAGCGAGAATGTGGTTGAGTTTGTACCTCGCGGCCCGGAGGACGAGGCCAATGCCCAGCAGGCTACGGACTACGCCAATCTGGTGTTTTCTGCTGACAACAATGGGTTTATGCAGTCCTACGCGATCTTCAAGGATGCGCTGGTGCGCAAATGCGGGATTGCAAAGTACTGGTGGGAGGAGACTGAGGACGTCAGGATTGAGGACTACTCGGGTCTGGATGACCAGACTGTGCAGGTCTTGATGCAGGAGGATGCGCAGGTCACGATTGTGATGTCGTATCCTGACCCTGCGATCTCGCAGGAGCAGGTGGCGATGTTGCAGCAGCAAGCTGCGATGGCCGGTGTTGAGGCGCCGCCTCCTCCGATGCTGCACGATGTGCAGATCAAGCGGATCAACCGCGATGGCCGCATTCGGATCATGGCGGTGCCGCCAGAGGAGTTGATTATTGATCGCCGTGCGCGGTCATTTGAGGATGCCGGGATCATTGCTCATCGTCAGATGCTGACGGTGGGCAAGTTGATTGAGATGGGTTACGACCTCGAGGAGATCGAGCCAAATTTGTCTTCGACCGATCTGGAGACCAATGACGAGTATCTGGCGCGTCAGCCTTTGTCTACTGGTCTGGGCGCCAATGACTCCATGAACCCGATGCAGCGCAGCCTGCTCTACGTCGAGGCGTATCTGCGGGTTGACTATGACGGTGACGGGTTGCCCGAGTTGCGCAAGATCTGCTGCATGGGGTCTGGCTACAAGATGGTGCGAAACCTGCCGGCGTCATATATTCCTTTTGTCGATTTCCCGTTTGATCCAGAGCCGCATACTTCGCCCATTGAGGCGATGAGCGTGTTTGACATCACGCACGACATACAGGAGATCAAGTCGCAGGTGTTAAGGAATACGCTGGACTCTCTGGCGCAGTCGATTCATCCGCGCACTGCGGTGGTTGAGGGGCAGGTCAACATTGACGATGTTCTGAACAACGAGACGGGTGCTGTCATTCGGATGCGTGCCCCTGGCATGGTTCAGCCTCTGGCGCAGCCCTTCGTGGGCCAGGCTGGGTATTCGATGCTTGAATACATGGATCAGGTCAAGGAAGATCGCACTGGCATGAGCAAGGCCGCGATGGGATTGAATGCTGATGCCTTGCAGTCAAGCACGAAGGCCGCGGTGGCGGCGACGATCAGCGCATCGCAGTCGCGGTTGGAGTTGACTGCGCGGATCATGGCCGAGGGCATGAAGAAGCTCTTTAAGGGCATCTTGTTCTTGCTGACCACGCATCAGGATAAGCCTCGCATGGTGCGGCTGCGCAATCAGTGGGTTGCGATTGATCCTCGGGCGTGGGACGCATCGATGGATGTCGCGGTCAACATTGGCCTGGGCAACGGTGATACGAATGAGCGGCTGCAAGCCTTGATGATGATCTTGCAGAAGCAGGAGCAGATGATTGCTCAGTTTGGTTTTAGCAATCAGGTTGTGACGCCTGCGATGTATACGAGGACTCTGCAAAAGGTTGTCGAGTTGTCTGGGATCAAGGATGCATCGCAGTATTTCCAGATGCTGCCGCCTGACTTTCAGGTGCCGCAGGCGCCGCCTAAGCCGACTCCAGAGGAGGTGCTGGCGCAGGTGCAGGCCGAGTCTATACAGGCAGATATTCAGAAGAAGGCGGCAGAGTTGGAGCTACAGCGGCAGAAGATGATGCGTGACGATGATTTCCGTCGAGATCAGATGGCGCAGGACTACCTCTTGAAAAAATACGAGTTGGAATTAAAGTATGGCACCCAGATCAGCAACGCCGAGTTGGCGGCGGTGCAGAATCTGGACCGTGAGGCAATGCGTCAGCAGACTGCGATGGTGCAGTCTGCGATGCAGGCAGCGCAGGCACCTCAAATGCCTGTACCCATCAACCTTAATGGAATGGCCCAATGAGTGATGAAGAATCGGTAAGGAAAGGAAGGAAGGCGCAGCAGGTACTAGAGGACGAGACTTTGGTTGCTGCATTGACGAAGTTGGAGAACGATCAGCTTTGGGTGTTCAAGTCAACGCGAGCAGAGGAGGCGGCAAAGCGCGAACAGTGCTGGGCTATGCTCCGAGCGATTGAGAATTTGAAGACTGAGCTTACAAAGGTGATCGATAACGGCAAGGTGGCGCAGCGTGCCATCGAGCGTGTACAAAAACAGTAAAGGAATTTGACCAATGAATGCACCTACGCCACAGGCAAGTGCGCCATCTGGCCCCCTAAATATGGACCAAGCGGTCCAAGCACTCGCAGCAATACTGCCTCAAGAGGGACAACAGGACGGCAGCGAGACGCAAGAACCACCATCCGAGGAGGAGGTGGTTGCGGCATCTGATGATGAATCTGAAAGCGGTGCAGACGAGCTTTCTGATGAGTTGACAGATGAACAGTCGGAGTCGGAAGAAGACACCCAGGAGGAAGAAAAGCCCTCGACGTTCACCATCAAGGTTGATGGCAAGGATGTTGAGGTTACTTTGGACGAACTCCAGAAGGGCTATTCGAGGACTCAAGACTACACCCGAAAGACGCAGCAGGTCGCGGAGATGCGAAAGCAGACCGAGGCTCAGTTGACTGCAATTCGGGCCGAGCGCGAGCAATATGCTCAATTGTTGGGCGCTTTAAGTGAGCAAGTGAAGGCGGCTGCTGAACCGCAGATCGATTGGGATCGTCTTTATCAAGAAGACCCCATCGAGTATGTGCGTCAGCGTGAGGTAATGCGAGAGAACCGGGAAAAGGCTGCGGCTATTCAGGCCGAACAGCAGCGGCTGGCCGAGATCTCGCAGCAAGAGCAGATGCAAAAGCTCCAGACCCATAAGGCGAAGGAGTCACAGGCGCTGCTCGAGGCGATCCCGACATGGAAAGATCCTGCCAAGGCCAAGGCAGAAAAGGCCATGCTGATTGAGTTTGGTCAGAAGATGGGATTTACACCGCAAGAGCTTGGCAACATTTACGACCACCGGGTGGTTTTGGCGCTGCGTAAAGCGGCGCTCTATGACCAGATGCAGGCCAAGCGCCACGGCATCAAGCCGGTGACCAACAACGGACCCAAACCTGCCAAGCCTGGTGCAGCGGGGAGGGTTTCACAGATGAGCGATGCAGTTCGCGCAAAACAGCGTCTTGCAAAAACCGGTCGCGTCGATGACGCGGCTTCCGCAATTGAACTTCTATTGAGGTGAAAAAATGGCTATCGTGACCAATACCTTTACGACCTACTCTGCAAAGGGTATTCGTGAAGATCTGAGCAATGTGATTACAAACATTGCCCCGGAGGAAACTCCGTTCCAAAGCAACATCGGCAAAGAGAATATCTCTAATACTCTGTATGAGTGGCAGACCGATACTCTGGCCGCTGCTGCTGCTAATGCCCAGCTTGAGGGCGATGACGTCACTTCGTTCGACGCGGTGACTGCTACTGTGCGCTTGCAGAACTATGCGCAAATCTCGCGTAAGACGATCATCCTGTCCAACACCGAAGAGGTGGTGAACAAGGCTGGCCGTCGCTCTGAGGTTGCGTATCAGATCGCCAAGCGCAGTGCCGAGTTGAAGCGGGATCAAGAGTTTGCGATGCTGAACAACGCTGGCACCACCAGCGGCAGCACTTCCGCTGCTCGCACATCTGCTTCGTTGCAGGCGTTCATCAAGACCAACGTGGACTATGACACCACCAACGGCGGCAACCCCACCTATACGACCCTGCCCACCGCAGGCCGTACTGATGGCACCGTTCGTACCTTCACGGAAACCATTCTCAAGAATGTGATCCAGAAGGTGTGGACCGCTGGCGGCACCCCGAAGATTCTGATGACCGGCCCGATCAACAAGCAGCGCGTGTCTGGCTTTGCCGGCATCGCTTCTTCGCGGTTCAACATCGACGGCGGTGCGCGTCCTGCCACCATCATCGGTGCGGCTGACATCTATGTGTCGGACTTCGGCAACGTGCAAGTGGTGCCCAACCGCTTCCAGCGCGAGCGTGATGCTTTCGTGATCGATCCCGATTACGCGAAGATGGTTGTGCTGCGTCCGTACCAGCAGGTCGAACTCGCTAAGACCGGCGATGCTGAAAAGCGTATGCTGATCGTCGAGTGGGGTCTGAAGGTTCTTGCAGAAAACGCACACGGTCTGGCAGCAGACCTGGTGACTTCGTAATTGAAGGGAAGGGGCCGGAGAAATCCGGTCCCTTTTAACATGACAGACAAAAAACTATTTGATGTGAATCCCGAGCTTGGGATCACCCGCACATGGCACTATGACGCAGAAAAAGATGAGGCGACCATCCAGACACAGCAGGATGTGACGGCCATCATCGAGGAGAACAAGGATGAATTCAATCAGGTTGATGAACGCGCTCGCTGGGGCGAGTGGTCGCGTGTCGCATCCATACCTCTGAGCCTGTATTACCAGATGAAGGCCGAGGGCAAGCTCGATGATGAGGCGTACATGAAGCGCTGGCTCAACGATCCCGAAAATCGTCACTTCCGCGTGAGGCCAGGCCAAGTATGAAGCCCAACTACATCGCGGTCTGCACCCCTGCGCGTGACATGGTGCATACCATGTTCACCTACGATCTGGTCAATATGGTGTGCTATCACACCTTGAATACGCCAGATGCCGTCTCGCTCAAGATCAGCGAGGGCACGCTGATCGCCAACCAGCGAGCAGAGTTGACTCTGGACGCTATGCGCGAGGGATGCTCGCACATCCTGTTTATCGACTCAGATATGCGCTTTCCGCAGGACTTGATCTCGCGGCTGCTGGCGCATGATCTGGACATTGTGGCGACCAACTGCGCTCGCAGGCGTATGCCTACCGGGCCAACGGCTCAGGTCTACAGGCCCGATGGAGAGCGCGAGTTGGTGTGGTCTATGCCAGAGAGCAAAGGATTGCAGGAGGTGCATTCTGTGGGCATGGGCGTGATGATGATTAAGTCAAGCGTCTTCAAGGCGCTGGCCGAGCCGTGGTACGAGACGCCTTGGCGGCACGACAAGCGCGGCTACATTGGTGAGGATGTCTACTTCTGTAGGAAAGCGCGGGATGCTGGACTTAAAATCTGGATTGACCACGATGTGTCCAAAGAGATTGGTCACATCGGGATGTTTGAGTTTAAGCATGACCACACTTGGGCCATTAAAGACCTAGAGAAAGAGAAGGTGACCTGATGGCACTGACCACCTACAACGAGTTGAAGACCTCGGTTGCTGATTGGCTAAACCGCACCGACTTGACGGCGGTGGTGCCTGACTTCATCTCTCTGGCCGAGGCGCAGATTGAGAGGACGCTGCGCACCCGGCAGATGATTGTGCGAGCCACTGCCTCAATCGATACAGAGTACAGCGCGGTGCCGGCTGACTTCCTCGAGACGAAGTCAATCAAGCTCAACACCTCGCCGGTTACTGCTCTGGCCTTTGAGTCGATTGACGCCTTGGATCAGATGAAGGCGACGATGTACATCTCGCCAGGCAAGCCTAAGAACTTCAGCATTGTGGGTGGTCAGATCAGGGTTTTGCCTGTGCCAGACTCAACCTACACCGCAGAACTGATCTATTACGCCAAGTTGACTAAGCTATCAAGTACCGTCGCAACGAATTGGCTTTTGACTCAGGCGCCTGATGTCTACCTTTATGGTGCGTTGCTGCAAGCCTCGCCTTATTTGAAGGATGATGCCAGAATCACTGTATGGGCTTCGCTGTACCAGAATGGTCTTGCAGAGCTTCAGATCGCTGATGATCGCGGTGCGACATCTGGCGGCTCGATCTTGATGCGAGCCAGGACTTTTGGATAAGGAGTGAAATAAATGTCATCGTTTACCGACTACACCGAGAACCTAGTCTTAACCTGGCTACTCACCACTGGCAGCGCAACCCGGCCTACGGCTTGGTTCGTTGGCCTATTTACGGCGGCACCGAGCGATACGGGCGGCGGGACTGAGGTCAGCGGCAATGGTTATGCGCGTACCGCAACCGGGACGATCACAGTCTCTGGCACATCGCCAACAAACGCAACAAATGCAGCGGCCATTGAGTTTCCTGCTGCATCTGGCGGGAACTGGGGCACGATTGGATGGGCTGCGATCTTTGATGCCTCGACTGGCGGCAATATGCTGGCATGGGCGGCGTTGACTACTTCGCGCACGATCAACAATGGCGATGTCTTGCGTATCCCTGCTGGCGATCTGGACGTCACCTTGACGTAATCCATCATGGCAGCTTACGGCTCAGGGCCATACGGCCAGGGCAAATACTCCTACGGGGTATCGCTTGCAGCCGTAACTGTCTCGGCTTCCTCGACGACTGCAATTTCCGCAGTCCGTTACGCGATAGGCGCATTCACGAGCGCCGCCTCTTCGACGGTTGATGTCGCGGCCAATGTCATCAAGGACGCATCGTTTAGCGTCTCTGCGTCGTCTTCTGTATCTGCTGACGCGCTGCGGTATGCGATAGGCGCATTCACCGCGGCCGGTGAGTCTTCTGCGAGCGTTGATGCGGTGCGCTATGCAATTGGCGCATTCACAGCGGCCAGCGATTCAAGCGTCAGCGTTGCCGCGCTGCGGTACGCGATAGGTGCGTTTGCGGTTACTGATGAAAGCGAGATGACGGTCAGCGCGGTGCGGGTGCCGCTGATAAACATCGTCATTGATGCATGGGCAGATATGACGGTTGGCACCAGCGTGGTGGTGAATCAGTCTGTCCTGATCGCGGCTGAGTCAAGCGTGTCGATTGTGACAAACAGGGTCCAGCACGAATCGGCATTGGTGACTTGTACCTCTGGCATGAGCGTGTCTGCTACCCTAAAATGGACGCCAGAATCCGACACGCCAGAGACATGGACAAGCATCCCAGACACATCAGAGGTCTGGACTGCGGTTTCTGATGCATCGACAAGCTGGGCCGCGCAGAGCGACACCCCCGAGACTTGGACTCCGATTTCTGATAACTCCGAAACCTGGCAAATTGCCGCATGAGGTGAAACATGGCCGATACCACGACGACAAACCTGCTCCTGACAAAACCCGAGGTAGGTGCCTCGACTGACACATGGGGCACAAAGCTCAACACCGATTTGGATAGCATCGACGCTATTTTTGCAACTGCGGGTACTGGAACCAGCGTCGGCTTGAATGTCGGAACCGGGAAGGTGCTTACGGTCGGTGGCACCGCAAATATGTCGGCTCTGACTGCCTCCACCGCGCTGGCTCTGGATGCAAGCAAAAATATTGTCTCTGTGACAAACACGGGAACTGGAAACAATGTTCTGGCGACTTCTCCTACGCTGATTACGCCTGCCCTTGGCACTCCATCCGCGCTGGTGGGAACGAACATCACAGGCACCGCTACCAACTTCAACATCAATGGCACGGTTGGCGCTACAACGCCATCGACTGTTGCAGCAACCACCCTGACAACCTCCAGCACCGTGACCCACAACGGCGGCACAGCCAACGGCGTGGCCTACCTCAACGGCAGCAAGGTGCTGACCACGGGGAGTGCGCTGACTTTTGACGGGACGAACTTCGTACTCGGAATTGGTGGAACTTCTGGTGGCTTTCCTTTTACGCAGCGAGTTGCAGCCAGCGGGTCTCCTGTAAGCGCATTCCGCATTACCAATGGTAGCGATTCGACATTCGATGTCACGTTGCAAACAAGCCTTGCGTCTATCGGTAACGGAATTGGATCACTTGCTTTCTTGCAGGCCGGCACAGAAGGTATGCGCCTGACCTCCACAGGTCTGGGTATAGGGACGAGTTCGCCGGGGGCCAGATTGCAGTTGACCACATCATCCTCTGATGAGGATGTATTGCGGATTACAGGCGGCTCTTCTCAGCAGCTAGATATTGGCGTAAACAATTCAAACGGCGGCCCCTATCTATTCTCGTCAGGTAGCTTTGCACTGCGCTTTGGAACCAACGGAACCGAACGCGCCCGTATCGACAGTAGTGGTAACTTGTTATGTGGTCTTACTTCTACATCTGCTTATTTGGACGGTAGAGTTAGTGTTGTGGGTTCTGGTACACAGCCGGGCATCACCGCAAAACTTGATCCTGCCGGAAGTAATAATCAGCAGTTTGTTTACTCTGCTTGGGCTCCATTTACCGCTGGCAATAACATTTTTATGTCTTTTGAAACAGAGACAACCGCAACAATTCGCGGCTCTATTTCATACAACCGCGCTGGTGGTTTGACTGTTTACAACACTACTTCCGACTACCGAGCAAAAGACATCATCGGCCCGGTGCAGAACCCCGGCGCAACCATCGACGCCTTGAAGGTCTACGAAGGCAAGATGAAGGGCGCAACGCAAAGCCGCCCGATGCTGGTAGCGCATGAAGCGCAGGAGCACGCTCCTTACGCTGTATCAGGCGTCAAAGACGAAGTGAATGAGGACGGCACTCCCAAATTTCAGCAGATGGATGTGTCATCTCTTGTACCTCTCTTGCTCGTTGAAATCCAATCCCTCCGTGCCCGTGTCGCACAACTTGAATCTAAAGGAGCGTAAATTATGACCACCATCACTTGGACAATATCTCAGCTAGACCGCCGCACCTCTGACGGCTTTGTCACTACCGCGCACTGGCAGGCCACTGCTGTGGACGGCGACTACAGCGCCAGCATCTACGCTACCTGCTCATGGTCAGAGGGCCAGCCGACAACGCCCTACGCATCCCTGACTCAAGATCAGGTGCTTGGGTGGTGCTGGACATCTGGCGTGGACAAAGCAGCCACCGAGGCCGCGCTGGCCGCACAGATCGCCTCGCAGAAGAACCCTGTGAGCGCAGCAGGAGTGCCCTGGTGATGGCAACTGTTGACGCGACTGATGCACGACTATCTACGCACGAAGAAGTCTGCGCGATCAGGTACGAGCAGATCAATGCCAGGCTCAAGCGCATCGAGGGCATCATGATGAAGACCGCAGGCATCATGATTGTGTCAATGGCCGGGACTATCTTTGCGGCGATCTGGATTGCAAAATGATCGAAAAACAAACTACGCTTACGCAGGATTATGTGCGCGAAATCTTCGACTATGATCCAAGTACTGGCGTGGTAACAAGAAAGAAATCTGTTTCTACCAATACCAAGGTTGGTCAGCAGGTAAGTACAGTCAACGGGCATGGCTATTTGTGTGTTCGTGTTCTTTCAAAAACGTATTCTCTTCACAGGATCATCTGGCTTTATGTATATGGACAGTTGCCATCAAAAGATATTGATCACATAAATCGCAATCGGCTTGATAATAGACTTTTGAACTTGCGACAGGTGGATCGCATAGATAACTGCCGGAACATCTCCAAGCCCAAGCACAACACCAGTGGATGCATTGGAGTTTCATGGTACGGCAGAGACAAAAAATGGAATGTTTATATTAAAGTTGATGGAAAGAATAAATGGCTTGGCCGCTACGCCACCATCTTTGATGCGGCAGCAGTTCGTCGTTCGGCAGAGAATCACGTATACAAGCTACCGAGGCCATCATGCTAGATCCAGTAACCGCCCTTTCTGCTATATCGTCTGCTGTTGCCCTTGTAAAAAAGGTGTCGAAGACCGTTGACGATGTGGCCTCGCTCGGGCCGGTGCTGGGCAAGTACTTTGACGCCAAGGAGCAGGCCATTGAGGTGGTCAAGAAGGCCAAGGCTGGCGGCTTTAAGGGATCATCTTTAGGCAAAGCGCTTGAACTAGAAATGGCGCTGGAGTCGGCAAGGGAGTTTGAAGAGCAGATCAAGATGCTCTTTTTCCAGAGCAACAAGATGGACGTCTGGGCCAGAATCACGGCCAGGGCAAAGCAGATGGACATTGACGCTGCTCATGAAGCGCGGCGCAAGAAGGAAGCTGCCCAGAGGCGGCAAACAGAGATTGAAGAGGTCATCGCCATCCTGATTGGTTTAGCGGTTGGCGGCTTTGCTATTGCAGTGACGATCTGGGCAGTGGTGAAGGCGACATGACAGACAAGCTGAACGCGAACACAACCCTAGACAAGATTCTTGGGTATGTGGACTCGCCGTTCAAGCTGTTTGCTGTGATCCTGATGGCCGTCATCGCCTTCGCTGGCTTTGCACTGTACGAGAGTCAGGAGTTCATTCGTGACGCCTACAAGGAGTCCAAGAAGCTGCCAGAGATACGAACAGACAGGGCAGAAGACGCTGCGACGATGCTCTTTAAGCAGACAGGCGCCACGGTGGTGGCAATCTTCAAGGTCAACCCGCTGTTTAACTCTCGCACCTTGTATCGCGCCTTCACGAAAGAAGGCAGAGACAAAAGCATAGACGACATTGATGTTGGCCTGTTTACCCACAACGCTGCGAACAACGCCGATGTGGTCAAGCTGATGACCAACGAGATCCCATGCGGTGAGTACCGCTACGCTCAGTCAGAGATTGGTCTTTGGTATTTGGAGAAGGGTGTTACTTTCACCTGCCGGGTGAGTGTGCCGCCAGACTCATATCGGTTTGTTGGTCAGGTTACTGTGGGCTGGGCCGAGCCACCCAAGAACCTCGAGCAGACCAAGTTCATGCTGGAGATCGCCAGCGCCATGCTGACAAAAAGAGGAGGCTGAGATATGGAGTGGCTAAAACAAATTGCACCAACGATTGCTACCGCGATGGGAGGCCCACTGGCTGGCATGGCGGTATCTGCGATCTCCAAGGCCATTGGAGTCGATGAGGGCAAGGTCGGTGACCTGATTGCAAACAACAAGCTCACGGCTGACCAGATCGCGCAGGTAAAACTCGCAGAGATTGAGTTGGCGAAGCAGGCGCAGGAACTTGGTCTGAACTTCGAGAAGCTCTCTGTTGAGGATCGCAAGAGCGCGAGGGAGATGCAGGCGACTACCCGCTCGATGATGCCGCCGATCCTGGCTGCTGCCGTGACGATTGGATTCTTTGGCATCATGGTGATGATGTTCTTTAACCAGATCGATAGCAACAACCCTGCGATCCTGATGATGCTTGGATCTCTTGGCACTGCATGGACAGGCATCATTGCTTACTACTTTGGATCGTCTGCTGGCTCGCAGGCTAAGACGGATTTGCTTTCTAAATCAGCGGGGAAATAACATGAAAGAAAACTGGGAAGAAGCACTCAAGCACATCCTCAAGTGGGAGGGCGGCTACGTCAATCATCCTGCCGATCCTGGCGGTATGACCAATCTGGGGGTGACAAAAAGAGTCTGGGAGGATTGGAGTGGAAAACCTGCTACCGAAGCCGATATGCGAGCGCTCACCATTGAGATGGTTTCTCCGCTGTACAAGCAGCGGTATTGGGATGCTGTTCGCGGGGATGACCTTCCTTCTGGTGTTGATCTGTGCGTGTTTGATTGTGCCGTCAATGCTGGCGTTGGTCGCGCTAGTAAATTTCTACAGCAAGCTGTTGGAGTAACAGCAGACGGCAAGATCGGCCCAGCAACAATGGCTGCGGTTGCCAGCAAGGAACCCGTCGCAATCATTGCCGACTTCTGTCATCTGCGCGAGGCCCACTACAAGAGTCTTTCAACCTTCGCCACATTTGGCAAGGGCTGGATGCGGCGTCTTGATGGCATTGAGGCTGAGAGCAAACACTTGGCATAGGCATGGCGACAAACCTCAATCAGCAGATACAGACGCCGGCGCCTCCGAGTATCGGATCGGCGCCGACTCTGTATGACAGAGCCTATCTCGATCAGAGCAACGGATCGATGAGGACATTCTTTATCAAGCTGATTAACGCGCTGGCGACGGTTTTCGGGCCGCGTGGCGGCAAGTATCTGAATACTCCTTACGGCGCCTTCCAAGACGACACAGACCAGACGGCGGCCAATACGACGACTGCCTATGCTGTGGCGTTAAGCACCACGGACTTTTCCAATGGCGTGACCTTAAGCAACACATCGAGGATGAACGTCGATCAAGATGGTCTTTACAACGTGCAATTCAGCCTGCAATTTAAGAACACGACCAATGATGGCCAGGACGTTGATGTCTGGTTCCGTAAGAATGGGACGAACATAGCAGCATCAAATAGCAGGTTTTTTTTATCGGCAAGGAAATCCAGCGGCGACCCGAGCCACATAATTGCAGCGATGAATTTCTTTGTTGAACTTGCCAAGAATGATTATGTCGAGGTGATGTGGAGGCCCACTAATGTCGGGGTGAGCTTGGAGCATTATGGGACCAGCTCATCTCCTGATCGTCCTTCTATACCTTCGGCCATTGTGACCTTATCATTCGTATCTAACAGATCAGCGTGAAATCATGGCCTACATTCCTCTGAAGATCCCGCCTGGCGTCTACCGTAACGGCACCGAGTATCAGTCTGCTGGCAGGTACTTTGACGCATCACTTGTTCGCTGGTACGAGGGAACTATGCGACCTGTCGGCGGGTGGCGCAAGCGCAGCAACTCGCAGATGACAGGCAAATGCAGAGGCTTTATCAACTGGCGGGATAACTCTGGGGATCGCTGGATTGGAGCGGGTACGCATTCAAAGCTGTACGCGATGAACGAGGGCGGCACCCTCAAGGACATTACCCCAACAGGCTTTACGGCTGGCAATGCCGATGCCATCGTCAAGATTGGTTACGGATACAGCACCTATGGCTCATACTCCTACGGTGTTGCGAGGCCAGATCTGACCAACATTACGCCGGCCACGACTTGGACCCTGGACACATGGGGCGAGTACCTAGTCGGTTGCTCCAATGCTGACGGCAAGCTCTACGAGTGGCAGCTTGGCTTCTCGACTCCGACTCTGGCCGCAGCCATTACGAATGCGCCAACCAGCAACGAGGCTTTGCTTGTCACCTCAGAGCGGTTTCTTTTCGCGCTGGGCGCTGGCGGCAACCCTCGCAAGGTGCAGTGGTGCGATCAGGAAAACAACACCGTCTGGACGCCTACCGCGACGAATCAGGCCGGTGATTTTGAGTTGGCGACGGTTGGAAACCTCAAGTGCGGAAAGCGCGTCAGGGGCATCAGCATCCTCTTTACTGATGTCGATGTCCATACAGCGACCTATATTGGGTTGCCCTATGTGTACAGCTTTGAGAAGGTTGGATCTGCCTGCGGCGTAATTTCTTCGCAGTCCGTCGCGGCCATTGAGACTGCCGCGATCTGGATGTCAACTTCTGGGTTCTGGATTTATGACGGATATG